ATCAGGTCTTCCCCTTCGTGAAGGTGGAGAAGGAGAGCGACTATTACTTCGTATTCGGTCGGGAGCAATACATGATCCCCGAAACGATACGCGGACCGTCATCGAAGTATAATCGTGTTACTGCTTCCCTTTCATCCGTCCAGTATTCAGCGCAGGAATACGGGCTGGAAGTCCCGATCGACGATCGGGAAAGGGATAACGCGGACAAGCCGCTGAACCCTGATCGCGCGGCGACGACGCTTTCCACGAAGCTACTGATGCTGGCATGGGAAAAGCGCGTCATCGACATCGTGACAAACGCGTCCCTGATCACCCAGACCGTGACCCTTTCGGGGACCGATCAGTGGTCGGATTATGCGAACTCCGATCCCTTGGGTGATCTCGACACCGGCGCGTCGACCGTCAAAAAAGCGGTCGGGGAAAGACCGAACACGCTGATTCTCGGATCGGACGTCTTCGACATCCTGAAATGGCATCCGGACATCACCGATCTGGTGAAGTATACCCAGAAGGCGGTCATCACGGCTGAACTTCTGGCGTCATGCTTGTCGCTGGACAAGTGCCTGGTTTCCGGCGCCATTTACAATTCAGCGATCGAAGGCGCGACGGAGGTCATGGCTTATCTTTTCGGGAAGAAGGCGATCCTGGCTTATATCGACCCGAACGCGGGGGTCGAGGGTCTGACGTTGGGTAAGTCCTTCGGGACCAAGGATCGGGTCGTGGAGCGCTACCGAGAAGAAAAGATCAAGTCGGACATCGTCCGCGCGATCCATATCGTCGACGAAAAGCTGGTCTGTGCGAACTGCGGTTATCTGGTAGTCGACGCGGTCGCCTAAAGGGGTGATCGCTGATGTCATTCCAGAAAATCCGTAGGAAGCTGGTCGGACCTGGCTTCGGACTGACCGTTGGCGATCTGGTTTCCCTGGTCAATCTGGGGACGCCGGTCGTCGCGGACGTCGATCGCATCGTCACATCGGCGAACATGAAGGTCGGCGCCTATACGGTCGCGGCACAGCCGGACGTCCCGCGAAACATCACGGCGACCAGGACGGTCGTCGGCGACGCAGACACACCAGGAACGCTTCTAATCACCGGGACCAGCGTCGAAGACAAGGTGATCACCGAAACGATCACAGTCGGCGCGCATGGTGTAACGGTCGCAGGGGTGAAGGCGTTCAAGACGGTGACGTCGGTCGTCGGTGCGGGTTGGGTTATCGCCACAGATAACGACACAATCACCGTCGGGGTCGGCGGGGTCTTAGGACTTCCCGCGCTGGTCGTCGCCGCTGCTGACATCCTTCTGGGTGTCTTGGGGACGACGATCACAGCACACACGCCGCTTGCCGGCGGGACCGCTGAAGGGACGACTATCGATATGTCGGCGGGGACATACGACGGGTCTAAAGCCGCGATGATCTTCGTCGCAGCTTAGAGAAGGCGGCGATGGAACAGGACGGACCGGGCGCGCTGACGAATAGGCGCGCCCGGTCCTCCTACCATCGCTTGACGGAAGGAGAAGCAAGAATGCCGAAATATGAGGTCTTAACGCGGCTGAAGCGGAACGGCGTGATCTATGAACCAGGATCGCGGATCGCGCTGGAAGACTACGAAGCCGCGACCATATCCGCCGGCGTCCTGAAGGAGATTAAGGAGAAAAAGGAAGCGAAGCCGAAGCCGCCGGCGAAGAAGTCATCGAAGAAGGCATCAGCTAAGAAGGCGAAGTAGATGGCATATTTGCTCAAGGGACGTAGACGGGTTCCTATACCGAACTCGAAGTTGTCTCTGCTTACCAGCCCGGTGAAGGACCGCAATTCGCTGGTGATACCCACCGTCACAGGGGGCTGCGTTGCCGACCCCACCTGTGATGTTTACAACATATTCGAGGGTGGTCCTGCGGCTAACGTGGTGAGGGGTGCGGCGAGTAACCTGCTTGACGAGGATAGCCGTTCATTCGAGAACGATGACCCTGGCATATGGACGGGGTTAGTGAATTGCACCACGGATGTTATCCCCACGGACGCATGGCACGGCTCTAAATGCTTAGAGGTCACATCTACGGGTGGAGTAACGTATCCTCGTGGAACTATCACTTCGCTTGTAGTGGCAGGGGATGCCTATACCTTTTCCGCATGGGTCAAAGCTAAAAACGCTGACGCAGTAGGTGAGTTAATGCGGATTTCCTTGTATGGGAATGTATCCAGCTTTACTCATAGCGCGAACATTAGCCTTTCTGCTCTATGGCTGCCGCTGTCAGTCACCAAAACCTTTGATGCGGGAGACACTACCATGTACGCCTATTTAGGACATTCTGGCACAGCTCTCGACGCGGAGGATATTTACCTTGCAGACGGTTGCCAGCTCACCAATACCGCTTACCCCCTCTGGTTCTGCAACGGTGACGGTACGGCGATGACCTGTTCCGTACCGACCGCAAACTTGCCGTTGTACGCGGGTGGGCCATTCACGCTGATTTTCTATGTAATCCCCGCAGCGAATGGTGATGATGGGGTGGCCCGTTATCTATTTCACAATGATGGTACCGGGGGAAGTCTCATTAGAGTAAGCAAGAGCACCACAAGCCGAGTATATTTTGATGTCTATGATAATGCTGCTGGCGCGAAACAAAGCTATTCAGCACTCTTATCTGCCGCCAACTGGGCCGCAGGGACTCCTCATGCGGTCATGTGTTCTCGTTCTGCTACAGGCGTACAAAACGGTTATGTTGATCGTACGATGTTTGCGGCTTTGAATGTTGGTGCAGGGACAGGATTAGAAACAGCATTGGGAGCGAATTGTTATTGGGGTTCAACATCTGCTGGAATCTCTCAATTCAGCGGCCCCATGCATAAGTCCTTCCTCAACCGCGCTATAACCGAAGCTGAATGGCTTGCTTATTGCGACCTTATGGAGGTGGCGTGATGCCTTGGCTTTCCAACGACGCCGGTCTTTACGTCCTCACCTCTGGCTTCGCCGACCTCGCACCGCGACCCGACGTCGTCCTATCAACCAGGACCGGCGGGTCAGGCAAGTGGTTCGATGATTTCCCGTTGATACACGGACAAAGCCGGGGGTTTGGTGCGGCGGCGGCGAGGTCGAACTTGCTGGCGGCGTTGAACGCAGATTATCCGAGTTATGAAAATGGGACTACGGCGTCGTGGTTTATCTATGGCGGTACCGCGTCTCTCGCTGCCTCTACTGACTGTGCTTTTCATGGGCTTCGGTCGTTAAAAAACACGGCCCTGGTGGCTTCCACAACTATCAGGGCAGCAACAATAACGGTGGTCACTCCTGGTTCTCCTTATACAGCTCAAGCCATGTTTAGGGGTATTGCTGGCAAGGAATACAAACTTTATATCGTAGATAATGCAGGGAACGTTGCGAGTTCAGCTATCGCTGATGGTGGTTGGCAGTTTATAACGGTCACTCGGACTATAGACGCAGCGGCAACTTGGGTATACGCCGATGTTGTGGCGAGAGGTGCGATTGCCGGAGAGGTATCTTATTGGGACGCCATCATGCTCAACGCTGGTGCCACCCCTCTCTTATTCGTCGAGGAAGAAGCACTGGCGACGAGCTGCACCGTACCGGCTCCGATTAGCGCGGGAGATAGCGCGAGCTTCCTTGCTTTGTGTCGGACGCCGTGGCCAGGGGATGACGGGGTGTGGAACCATATTTATAGTATTCAGGATGTTTCCCCACGTTCGCGGCTCTTTAAGAACAGCGATAACAAGGTTTATTTACAGCATGACGGTTACACTACCGACCTGGCTGTGGATGGAACGAACTGGCCTGCTGGTAGAGTAAATGTAGTGGCGGGGCGCCTCTCTCCGACAGACGTTAAGTTTGCCCTTAACGGTGTGTTGTCTGGGGCGTTGAGCGGGGCGTATTCTTCAACAACTCCTGTAGCAGCCATGACAATTGGTAATAATTCTGGTGGGACTGTTCCTTTTAACGGCGTCATTGACCTTGCCATCTGGAAACGGGCGATGGGTGACCGCGAGTTGGTACGGCTAAGCCACCGCGCCATGCAATCATTAGGAATATAAGGAGGTTGTGATGGAGATAGAAGTTTTCAAACATGAACAGTACGGGCCGACGGTTATCAGCTCTGGTAGGAATGAGAAGGGAGAAGTGAAGACCATCCAACATATCAACCTGCCTATGACTGACAACGGCATCGTCTCTGCGCTCAAGGCCCAGTTTGATGCGCCTCCATACGTCGAGCCGCCAAAGGACCCGAAGGCCCCAGTGCTGGAGGAGCCCGTTCCAGGCGACCTCCCGGAGCCGGTCCCGATTGCGAAGGAGGTCCTGGATGAAGCGAAGGCCAGGGTAGCCCGGTTGAACAAGACACCAGCAGACAAGCGCAAGTTCACCTTTGAGGACATGGCAGCCGAACCGACGCCCATAGAGGATCCATTGAAGGAAGGGTGAGATGGCAGCCTATATAGCCCACGCCGATATCGAGAACTTAATAGCCGGGCGGGAATACGCTTTCCACGCGTCCACCACGACACCGACTGATGCTCAGGTCGATGCCTACTGCACCCAGATCTCCCAGGAGATTGATGGCGTGCTCGAGCAGGCGGGCTATGTGGCCCCGGTTATCGACAGCGATGCCCTCGAGACCATCAAGCTCTACTGTGCCTATGGCGTCGTCCCCCTGGTGGAGATCTCCAGGACACCCGATGAGATTGAGGGGGCCGAGCGGGACATAGCTGGCTTTTATGAGAAGCTCTACAAGGATGCCCTCTCAAGGATAAGCAATCACCAGCTGGACGCCCCCATGAGCTCATCCGCTACCGGGGGGATGGGATCCTGGTGGCTTGACTCCGACTGCGACGACGACGACAAGGAGCCCATGTTCAAGAAGGAGGACCGCTACTAATTGTTTCAGTTTACCTTCAGGACCACGCCCGATGAGGCCCAGTTCTCGCGGGCGTTTTCACGTTTCGGTAATAATATATCGGACTTCTCCAGGCCGTTTGAGCAGATTGCGGACAACTTCTACGAGGGCGAGAAGGAGATGTTCTCAAGCCAGGGTGGGGCCGCCGGTGGATGGGCTAAACTCTCTCCGCAATACGCGGAATGGAAGGCGAGGAACTATCCGGGCAGGCCCATCCTGCAGAGGACGGGCGCCATGATGGAATCCTTCACGGGCCGCTCCGGTCCCTTCTCCAGGTTCAGCCTGTCGCCCAAGCGCCTGGAGATGGGGGCTGACACGCCTTATGCGGGCTACCACCAGAAGGGCATGGGCAAGATGCCCAAGCGCGAAGTGGTGAAGCTCACCGAGAGGCAGAAGCGGGAGTGGATGAAGCACATCCACGAGCATTGTGTAAGGTCCTACCCTGGCGTGGGAGGCCGGGACTGGGCGGAAATCAAGACCGGGGACGTACATTTCGGAGGTATTTAGATGGGTATGACCGGGATGGAGGCGGCGCTCACCGCCGTGGAGAGCACGCTTTCCTCGAACATGAGCGCGAAGATCACCGCGCTGAACGCCGAATATGGGGACGGGATAGCGTGCTCTAACATCACGACCTACGAGTGGTATAAGAAGAACTTCGCCGCCCAGGATTACCCGGTGTGCGTTCTCGACGCAGTCCAATCCCTCCCGGAAGAGCAATACATAGGCGCGATTTCCGAGAAACATGGTGTTATCGTCTTCGTTGCCGAGACCGGCTCGGACGCAGAGAACCTTATCAAAAAGATCATGAGGTACGCCCGGGCGGTGAGGGAGATCCTGATCTCCAATCACACCCTCGGCGGCGTTTCTCATTCTGTTGGGATTGTGCGAACTGAGTATAGCCCGACCTTCACGGATAAGGAGCGGAAATACTTAAAAGCCGTGGCCATAGAAATTGAGGTCTATAAAGAGGAGGTAGTTTAGATGAGAGAGATAGATGCCAGGTATGTAGGCTCGGCCCAGGTCTATTCCATGCGGCATGACAAGGTGCTCAACCACGGGGACGTGGTGAAGATGCCCGAGACTGAGGCCATTGCCCGAGCCGATTTCGAGGTAATGAAAGCTCCCTCCAAGGGGGCTAAAAAAATGCCTGAAAAGGAGGTGTAAAAGATGTCTCTTAAGTCGATCTATGACGGCTACGTGGGCTTCTTGAAGCAGGCGGCGTTGGGGACCGCGGTGGTCCCCACCCAGTTCGTGCGCTTCCTGTCCCCGGTGAAAATGGACGCCGAGCAGGATATCGATGTCTACCCCGAGGGAGGGGGTGGATTCTACGACCTTACAGCCCACAAGAAGTTCCACAAGCACGATGGGAGTTTTGATCTGAACGTAAGGCCCCAGACGGCGGCGATGCTCTTCGCATACGCCCTGGGAGCGGACGCCAAGAGCGGGGCCGGCCCATATACCCACGTGCTGACGCCGGCCAGGCCACTGCCGTATGTGACCATAGAGCGGGGGATAAAAACCGACCTGCTGACCGAGCGTATCCAGGATTGCCTTATCTCCAAGCTTGCGTGTAACGGCAAAGCGGGGGACCCCTTGCACCTGGCCGTCGATTTCATGGGGATCAAGGCGGTGCTCGAGGCCGCAAACTCCTCGGACACCTATGAGACGGACCGGGCCTTTGTGTTTCAGGACGGCACCTTCACCGTATTCGGTGGAGCCTACATGCGCATTACCGGGTTCGGCTTGAATATCGACAACAACGTCGAGGGTGATATCCAGACAGTCAAGGTGCACCGGCAAGATATCCAGGCTCAGAAACTCGCTGTCGCCCTGGATATCGAGATCGTCTACGATTCCACGGACACCAACTACGCGGATATCTACTACGGCGGCGGCACCACGATCGTCGAAACGGTTGCAACCGGTGCGGTGGTGATGGATTTCGTCTACGGCGCGGATGCGGCCGAGCGCGAGTTCAAGTTCGAGATCCCCTCGGGAGGCCTGGTCTACAAGGATATCACCAAACCGGCCCCCGGACCCGAGCCAGGGACACTCCGTCAGACAGTCTCCTGCGACGTTCTCAAGGTGTCCGGATCTGAACTCATCACCGTGACCTTCAAGGACAACAACGACGTGGATTACGTGTAGGAGATTCGAAAGGGGAAATGCCCTCATGGAAGAGATCAAGCTCAAGAGCGGCCGCAAAGTGACCGCGCATTTCAACACGACCACACTCCGCCTGGCCTTTGACAACCCCCTCCTTAAGGAAGTGAAGAAGTTCATGACCACCGGAGGGCCGGAGGTAGAGCTCCCGGGGGACAATCAAGAGCCCGAGGCTGAAGGCGCCGATATGGCCGACAAGCTAGACAGCACCATGAACTTCTTGAAGACCATCGACGATATCGTGGCGCGGTGCGTCATCAAGCCGAAGGTGTACGTGCCCAAATCGCTTGATGATGTTATCCCCGAGGGACACGAGGGCATCGAGACCTGGGAAGAGATCGACAAGCTGGACGTTTTCGGACGCGCCATTGGTCATCTCCAGGGCATCGGTGGTCTTGTCCCTTTAGGGATTTCCTGAACTCCGAAGCCGCTTTGAACCTCGGCGAAGTCTGCTCCAAATTCGGCAAGCTCCCTTCTGAAATAGCCCAGATAGAATCACCCCTTATCGCCCTTTGGTTCGACGAGGCCGTCGCCTCGAGGCACAACGCGGAGATCCAACGGCAAGTGGAGGAAGCTACCTCAAAAAGGAACAGTTAAATGGCTGGCACCCGCGAACAGGTAAAAATCATCATAGATGCTTCCGGCGAACAGGCGAAGAAAGCCATCAAATCCGTTGGCAGGTCCATGGAAGGAATGGGCGGCAAGATGAAAAGTGCCGCCAAAGTCATGGGCGCCGCTTTCGTGGCCGCCGGCGCGGCTCTCGGTGCTTTCATGATGAAGTCCATGAGCTCCACCAAGGATTTCGCTGTTCAGATTGATGCCATGGCGAAAACCACCGGGGAAGGGGCGGAGGAGCTTCAACGCCTCGGGTATGCCGCCCTCCAGGAACATACCTCCATCGAGACCCTCGGTAAGGGCATGAACAAGCTTGCCAAGAATATGGGGGAGGCGAAAGACGGCGCGGCCGAATATGCCGACGAATTCTCAAAGGTCGGGATCTCCGTCACCGACGCCAACGGCAACCTCAAGGATTCCTCCGACGTGATGATGGAGCTCGCCGATTGGATGAAGGAATGCGACAACGACGCTGAGAAACAGGCCGTCGCCATGAACATCCTCGGCAAGCAGGGGGCCGAGATGATCCCCTTCTTGGAGCAGGGATCAGAAGCTATCGCGGCCATGGGGGACGAGGCCGAAGAGTTGGGCATCGTCATGTCCGATCAGACGGTAAAGGACATGAAAGCCTACCAGGACTCTGTTGACAAGATGAAAGGCTCCTTCCAGGGATTGCAGACACAGACCGCCGTAGCCCTCCTCCCCGCTTTCGACGGGATCACCAACGCGCTTTCCGACATGATGGTCAAGTTCCGCGAGTCGGGAACGCTGGACAAAATCTTTACCGCCATAGGCGATGTTCTTATCAGCCTCATGCCCACTATCGAAGTCGTGTTCAATGCCCTGGGAGAGGTCCTGGAAGTGCTCGCCCCGATCATCGCAAAAATATTCGGCAAGTTGGGAGAGGTGTTCGGGAAGATCCTGGATTCCGTTGTAGAGAGTGGTCTTTTAGACGCGCTTGGCAAGATAGCGGATATACTAGCCGATGTTTTTCTGGATGTCCTTGACGCTATTATGCCTATTCTTCCCGACTTGGCGGAAGTCTTAGCGGATCTATGCGAGGTGCTGGCGGAACTTTTAGAAATGATTATGCCAGTAATTGATGCTTTACTGTGGTGGGCGAGTTTCGTGATGGATAAATATATGGCGGCGCTGAAAGCGGGAGTCAGAATCGTAGAATGGGTAGTTGGTGCCATACACGCGGCTTTCGAATGGCTTTTTAGCGCCGCTGGCGCTATCTGGGATGCGATCAAGGCTGCGTGGGAGGCCGTATGGGAGGCTATCAAGGCCACCGGCGAGGCCATCTGGAATGCCATAAAAGCGGCGATCGAGTTCGTCTGGAACGCCATCAAGGCCTATTTCGAGACGTGGTTTAAGGTGATTAAGAAGGCGTGGGAGATCCTTTGGAACGCCATCAAGGCAGTGGGCGAAACCGTCTGGGGTGCCATCAAGGCGGTTGCCGAACGGGTATGGGGGATAATCAGCGGGTTCTTTAAAAACGTCTGGGAGGGGTTCCAGAGGATATGGGAGACTGCCTGGAACACGATTAAGACGGTCGGCGAAACTGTCTGGAACACGATCAAGGGCGTGGCTGAGAGTTTGTGGAATGCCATAAAGGCCGTTATATGGACTCCCATAGAAACGGTTATCGGCCTGGTGACCGGGGCATGGGAGGGGGTTCAATCAGCCTTACAAATCGCTTGGAATAACATTAAAAAAGTCGCTGATTTTATATGGGGCGGCATATCAAGCGGGATCAAGGGTGCCATCAATATAGCGATTAGTGCTATCAATGCTTTCATCCGTGGCTTGAACGCAATCAGCGGGGTTATTGACTTCCTCATCCCGGGGGTTGAGTGGGGGGATATCCCGACCATCCCCCATGTGGCTGCTGGTGCGATTGTCAGGAAGCCGACCGTGGTCCTTGCGGGGGAGGCTGGCGAGGAGGCCATCATCCCGCTCACCGGGAGGAAGGGAAAGGAGATCATGGAGGGGGCCATATCCGGCAACCAGGATAACAGCGTCAAGACGATTACCGTGTACCAGGAGATAAACAACCAGGTCGATATGGACAGGGCGTTGAGCGAGCTGGCCTGGAGGTTGTTATGAGCGTCCTTGTGGATATGAAAGATATCACGAGCCATGTTCATGGGATTAGGGAGGCCAGGGGGTTTAGGCAGACCGCCCATATAAATCCCTTAGCGTTGAAACCCGGCTCCGCGGTCTCCGCTGATTTGGCTCCCGGCGCACAGTTTACAATCTATGGAAGATTGCTTAGCGACACCCCGGCGAACCTGCGAACCCTTATCGGTAATATGGGGTTATGGCTTCGCCCTCGAAAAGAGAATTACCGCATAGATTTCAACGGCTCGATATTCTATGCGAAGGCGTTGAGTCTAACCATCGAGGAGCCTAACCTTTTCGCTACCCATGTCATGTGGGAGGCTCAATTCGCCTCTGAAAGAGCAATTCCCTTAGACACCAACACCACCAAAACCCTGGCGCAGGACACCATCGTGGAATTTATGAATGATGGGCCGGGGATCACCCTGCCAATGTTATATAAGACCATTACCGGCTCGGTGACTTTCGAGCTTGCCGACATCAAGGGTAGCGTGGTGGAGAATATAGCCAACACCACCTACACCACCACAAACTGGGGTGATCCCACGGGGTATGGCTCAGTGGCTAATGAGTACGAGTATAAGCTGTTGGACAACATTGCTTGCCTCAAGTGGGCTTCCGGCACATCACAGTCGGGCAATGAGGGGGGCTTGAAATGGCACCTTCCCTCCTCGATAGATTTGAGCGCCGAGAACTGTTACACGGTATGGTTTGCTCTTTTGGGTGATACTGGCCAGTTGACCACTGTGAGAGTGGGCCTGGGGGATGGAACCAACATAGGGTATTCCA